CTTTACTGGCATTAAAATAATGTAAGTATGAAGGAAAGTCCCTATAAAGGTAAGAAGTTAGAAATGCATGAAATTTACAGCTTATATCAAGTTTTAAAATTTTATTATGACAACTTAATTGATTTGCCTCCGAGTGCTATAGCAGATATAATGAAAGCCGAATTTAGTTGCGAAGTAACTGAAAAAGACGTATATTTATATCTCCTCATAGCACCTCATTGGGATTCCAATGGCAATTTGAAGAGTTATGATTGATTGTATCAAATGTGAAGAAGAGATAAGATGTCTACCAGATGAGGTTCTGGTAGATTTAACGGAAGAGGAACTTGATAAATACCTAAATTGTGATGAAAGTATCTTTGAACTTGACCAAGTTGAAAGGCAATCATCTCACTCCAAGTGAATTTGTTTATATGCTTCTTAAAAGCGAAGGAGATAAACAAACTCAGAAATACTTAGAAATCCTACCCATAGACAGTGTAAAATTACAGACGCGAGGCTTTGTCAAAATCATGCCCGATCAGTCTCTTACGCTCCGTCAAAAAGCGTTGGATTTATTTAAAGTACGAGGATGTGAGAATTGTTGGAATCAATTTGCAGTTGCCTATCCTAGAAAGGATCAAGGCAGACCTCTACATAATGATATGAAGCGTAATAAGCTTAAATACATAGCATTAATAGAGAAAACACCTGGATTGCACGAAGTTATTCTTAAAGCTATTGCAGCTGAACATGAAGACAGAAAGCAAGCCAGTTATACTAACGAGTTCCGCCCGCGTTGGAAAATGATGAGCTCATACTTAAACCAAGAAGCTTGGACTATGTATGATGGAATCGAACCTCCAAAAGCGAGTGAGGAACAAAATTACGGAGAAGATTTAATATGAGCGAGGAACACAAACCATTACCTTGGCGCCATATATCTAAAGCCTCTAATGCAGCATTACGCTACATAGACGGTAGAAGAAAAGGAACTATTAAATCTCTAACCACTCCATGGAAAAAGTTTAATACTATTTCTATGGGAGGGATTGAATGGCAGACTATCACAACTATTGCTGGTATGTCTGGTAGCGGTAAAACTGCAGTATTAGGCCAACTTGAGACAGGATTGAAAGATCTTAATCAAGAGGATGATTTTGCAATACTATCATTTAACTTTGAGATGCTATCTTCACGGCTTATCGGTCGTAAACTTAGTAATAAGATGAAACTTACTACACAGCAATTGTATAGTGCGTCAGAGAAATTTACTCTCAATGACAACTATTATATGAATGCAGTACAAGAAGCTCGCAAGTTAAATAAGTATGATATAAACTATGTAGATATACCAGGTAGTGTTAAAGCTTTAGAGGCAACTATATTAGCGTTCTCTAAAGAAAAGAACAAACCTGTTATAATTATGTTAGATCATACTCTGCTTGTAAAAAAGGTAGGAGGAGCACAAGATAGAGATTTACTCTATGATTTGATGGCTATGTTTAACGGTTTAAAAAAGGTTATTAGAGTGGCATTCATTCTAATATCTCAAATGAATCGTAACATAGAGAATTCAGAGCGTATCCAAAACCCTGATTTACATTACCCTAAGAAACAAGATATTTTTGGTGCAGATGCATGTTATATGTATTCTGACATTGTTATTGTAACACATAGACCAGAAATGCTTGGGATTAGGGCATACGGCCCAAAGAGATGGCCTACAGATAATGCTATATTTTGGCATTATTTGAAGGTTAGAGAGGGCGAGCCTTGCATTGCGCTTATGGAAAATGATTTGGCTCATAATCAAATATTAGATGCTAAACCACCAACCTATTCAAGCAATGAAAATCAAGAAGTACGAGAAGAAGGTGTCATCGATCCTCCTTCACAAGCCCAAGGCTAGAGATTGTGACTATGTTCTATATGGTTTTATTTTATTGGCTTACAATGTCAATATACATACTCTAAACACTAAAGATTTCTTAAAAGGTTTACATAACAAAGAATACCCTTCATTCGAAGGGGTGGGACGTTGTCGTCGTAAACTTCAAGAGAAACATAAGGAACTTAGAGGAACCAAATGGGATGCTAGACACGCAGAAGAAGAAAAAGTAAAAACCGATTTAAATTTATTTTAATGGCACAAGAAGTATTAATAGTTGGCGCTAGTGGAACAGGGAAATCCACCTCAATCGAGAACTTAAACCCTGAGTCAACCTTCATTGTAAACGTAGCCCGTAAGGCACTACCGTTTAAAGGATGGAAGACTAAGTATCCTACATTCGACAAAGAGAATCCTAAAGGTAATTTCTGTTCTACAGATGTACCCCACGAGATTCTTGGCTGTTTGAATTACATTAACGAGAAACGTCCTGAAATCAAGACGATTATTGTTGATGATTATCAATACACTATGGCTAATGAATACATGCGTAGAGCTAACGAAACTGGTTTCAAAAAGTTTACTGAGATTGCTCAGAATGCTTGGTCAGTTATCAATGCAGTTAAATCTATGCGTGAGGATTTATTAGTTGTGTTTATGATGCACTCAGAAGTTACATATGACGCTCATGGTAATAAAGTTACCAAAGCTAAGACTATCGGTAAGATGATGGACAATGTAGTTACTCTAGAGGGTATGTTTACAATTGTATTGTATACAGATGTCACAAAGAGTGAGAATGGTATGACGTATTCGTTTATTACACAAAACGACGGTACTAATACTGGTAAAACTCCGAAAGACATGTTTGGGTCTGTTAAAATTCCAAACGATTTAACATTGGTGGCAAGTGCCATCGAAGCATATCAATAAGTAATTAATTTTTAAAAGAGAGAAAAATGTACGGAACTAACGTAGAAAGTAACAGTACAGGTGGAGTAATGCCATCAGTAGGTATCGTAGAGAACTGCGAACTAGTAAGTGTATCCTTAAATATGGATAAAGGTGGACGTTTAGACTTTGAGTTTAAGCAACCAAATGGTGCAACAGTTAAGCATGCAGAATTCCCTGCTAATCCAGATTTTGGAGATGTAGAGAAGCAAGCTACAGATGTATCTCGTCGTGTTAAGCATATTGCTACTAAATGTATGACTGAGGCAGAATTCGTTATCGACAATGTAACAACGTTTGCAGAATATGGTAATAAAGTTATAAGCCTCTTCGGTCAAAAGTTTATGGGTAGAAAGTTTAGAATGTTATTTATTTACAAAGGTAAATATGTATCACTTCCTAAATTCCCTAACTTTATTGAGGCTATGGAAGTACCAGCCGATAAAACTAACATCTATATTTCTGATTGGAATAAGAAGAAACTAGTTAAGCCTGAACCAGATGCTACTACTACAGCACCAGAAACAGTGATGGCTACTGGTGGTGCTGAAATGCCGTTCTAATGTACGGTAGTAAAGTAGTGGAACTAAGTGAAGATGAGATTCTAAGCAGGGTAACTTGCTTAGACATCTTTTCTTACTATATAGGTAAGGACTTTAAGTATGGGAGAGCTATGTGCTCTCCTTTACGTAAAGATAAATCTCCTTCTTTTACTATTTTCAGACATAACAGTGGTAAATTCTTTTTTAAAGACTTTAGTACAGGCGATGCAGGCGATTGTTTTACATTCCTTACAAAAATGTTTGGACTTAAACGATTTGACACATATCGTCTTGTAGATAATGACTTTCAATTAGGAATTTCTACTAAATCTTTTATGGCCCCTACTAAACAATATGTGGGTAAGCATATGAAAGAGTTAGAAAATATAGAAGACTCTTCTACTACTATACAAATTAAATCACGTCCCTGGAACTCTAAGGAGGATAAAACTTTTTGGTCTAAATATGGAATATGTTGCAACATCCTTAATAAATTTCACGTCCAACCCGCAGAACACGTGTGGGTTAATGGTAATCTTATTGTTAGCTCTAATAGGTACAATCCTATTTACGCTTATAACTTCGGAGAAGGAAAAGTGAAAATATACCAACCATATAGCAAATTTAAATGGCTTAGTAATACTAGTGTATCTGACCTTCAAGGTTTGAGCCAACTGCCTGACAGCGGAGATGCATTAGTTATTACTAAATCGTTAAAAGATGTTATGTGTTTAGATATATTTAAGATCCCTGCAATTGCACCATCATCAGAAAGTTGTGTCATTCCTGCAGACATTGTTAAGATGTTATACGACAGATTTACAAAAATCTACATATTATATGACTTTGATCGTACTGGAATATCTTTTGCCAATAAACATAGGAAACTATATGGGTTTAAACCCTTATTTTTTACTAATGGGAAATTTAGTACCTTTGATTATCAAGCAAAAGATTTGTCAGACTTTATAGCTAGTACTAGCTTGAGAGATACGGCTGAACTAATAGAACATATATGCCAAGAGGAATATTCATCCCAGGAAATGTACCGTCAAGTAAAAATGGTAGAAGATGGACAGGAAGATACTTTATAGTATCTAAACAAACTGCCCGATATTATAAGACAAGTAAAAGCTACTGGATTGAGAATAAGAAAGAATTCTTAAAATTATTGAAAGGTAAAGATTCGCAAAATAAAAAACCTTATAGAATATCATTTAAATTTATACGTAAGAGTAGGCATAAGTTTGATTATATCAATCCTGCACAGACTATACAAGATGAAATGGTAAAATATGGGTGGATTAGCGATGACAATGCTGATGAAATGATTCCAATATTTTTAGAATACGAGTATGATAAACATAACCCAGGAGTATATATTAACGTTTTAAAATCTTAAATATGTCTAAAACTAATATTAAATACCCTGAAGAGTTTAGAGAGAAATGTTTTAATAATCTCAGATTCTTTATGGATATTCGATTGCTCACATCTGCGATAGATCATGGGCATGATAATATTGTGCGCTATTACCTTGAACAATCTTTAGAAGATCCTGAACTATATATCAGTGAGGAAATTCTAGATGATGGTTCTCGTAAAGTAGCTAACGCTAAAATACACGCGCATACAGTACGACAAGAGTTGTACAATGAATACATGGAATTATTAACCTTAACACTTGATAGAACTGATGTCAAACGAACCGAATTATTACGCTAAAGAAGACATTTCTAATAGCGACTTAGGAGAGCTTAAAATATCTCCTAGAAGATTTGTGATGCGGAAGCAACACGAAATGCAAACCAAGAGCGCAGCAATGGAGCTTGGAACTCTTATTCATAAATTTACACTTGAGCCTGATGAATTCATTATGGCAGATGTTGAGCCTATTGGAGGAAAAATGGGTGAATACATTCAAGCTTATTTTGAATTAGAGAAATCTGGTACACCAGAAGAGCAAATACCTCAAATGGCGTATCAAATTTCAGGATATAAACCATCTCATTCTAAACCTGAAACAATCCTTAAGAGTTTCAAAAAGAAAGCAGAGAATGTAGCTTTTTATGAATTTCTAAAGGCTGCAGATGGTAAAATTGCTCTTACAGCAAAAGACCGTCAAATTATAGAAGGATGTCTAACGTCTTTAAAAGGACACGTAGTTTCAAATAAGCTATTGTATCAAAATGAAGATATTTCCCTTGCAGAAAAAGAAATTTATTTCAATATGCATGGAGTAGACTGTAAATCTAAATTAGACAGAATCACAGTTGATGAAGACAATAAAACTGTAACATTAGTTGATCTTAAAACTACAAGTAGTCAGATATATGGAGAGTGTAAACCACTTAAAACTAAAACTGGTATACTTCAAAGAGATTGGCATGTAACAGGATTTATGTATTCATGTTTACAGTATTCTTATTACAGACAACTTGCTTTTTACATTAATGCAGTTAAAGCTGAATACCCTGACTATAAGGTGATACCTTATATAGTAGCGGTGGACACAAAAGGCTCATACGATGTAGCAGTTTATCAGCTTCCTACAGATTGGTTAGATGAAGGAGATAAAGAAATTAAATCTTTATTAACTGAGTATAAACACTATAAGGAAACTAGCAATTGGAATGTTAAACAAGGGTTCGAAGAAGCTGTAACTTATTAAAAATAAAAAGATGCTAACAAAGTCATATACATATGTATTACCAATGCTTCATCCTTATTTAACTGTAAGGAAAGAAAGGTTAGTAAATACTTTTATAGGAGACGAAAATTATCCTAAATATGACAATCACATCTTTTTACTTTATAAGTTTAGTGGATCTAAAGCTTTTTTAACTTATGAAAGTGAATTAGAAGACCATGAATTATTTGTTAAATCGTACGACCCTGATAAAGAACATGTTATGTATGTCTTTAAGGTTCCTTCGTTTTATAAAAATGATTATGAGCTTTATAAAAAAGGTAAATATTCTGAAATGGCGTATGATTACAAAGTTCTCATATTTGAATTTCATAAAATCTATGACCACGAACATAAAGTTGCTAAAGTTTTGTTTAAGCACCCAGATTTAAAAGAGGAGTTAGAAGATAGGATTGATGTAGAGTTGCCGAAAGGTGCAGAAGTCTCCTCAGTGCCAGATTTAAGTACTGAAATCTATATAAACAAAATGAAAGTAATTGAACCTTTAAAACCAAATTTAAAACCATTT